CTCTTATCAAGTCAGTTCTGATGACTTTGCTGATAACATGTATTTTACTGATGACCAATTAGAACGCATTGCTGGTGGTGGAGATATTGATATAACCATAACCCCTGATGCATACGAGGTGAGAGCATGAAAACCATAGACTATTCAAAAATACCACAACATTTACGCCACTTAGAAGAGTGGAGACTAAGGGCATTATTTTATTTATTCAGAGGAGGAATCTAAATGTCAACATATTACCGACCAACCGAGCCGATACCATTACAAGCAATTAAGGACAGCAAATTCTTACAAGACCATGAGTTTTATGTCGTTGAAGATGAGAATGGTACTTATTTTACTTGTGGGGGACATTACATTCACTTTGCTACTGATAGTGATAACAATGTCATAGATCTATTCAGATACGGTGCTAATAACTCCGAAAAGATTATTACACCCTTACGCTATGAGTTTGAAGTAGACTTTGTATCCGAACATGATGAGGAGTATGACGACTATGCAGATACAGATACTGCCGTTATGCGAATATCTATAGGGGAGCAAGACTAATGAAAGTGCAGAAATTTACACAAGAAGACGCAGAGTATTTAGCTGATTGGCTCAACTTTGTTAATAGTAAATCTTTTGGAGTTTTATCAGAAGAATTTAGAAATGAAGTTATAAAAGCAGATATTATTAGAGGAAAACTAACTCAATTAATGTCTGAAAATTCTAAATGGAAATTAAAAAGAAAATACCACAATGGAAAATATGGTAAATACAACATTGTAGAGGAGCAAGATTGTTGATGAATAAATATAAATATATTGTGTGGGTGGGTGGTTGTGATGACCACTACACCACATATAAAAAAGCAAAAGAACATTATGATAAATGGATTGAGCAAGGATATGATGATGTTCATTTAGAAAAGGTATCTTATGTCAGTTGATACAGTTTTCTACATTACCATAGGTATCTATGTTCTTGTTTACATACTTAGTGAGCCTGTAGCACCTGATGATGAATAGATACCTCATCAAAATAGTTCCATTCAATGCAGTAGAGCATGACTTACAAAGATACCCAAATATCGATAAAGTCGGCTTTACTGTTGGCTATTTAGTCTATCAAGACAACCAACACATCAAATCAGCTTGGTTTAAATCTCGTAAGACTCTTTTTAAGGCTTTAGATAAGTTCTTGAACAATCCACAGTAATTTGATATATTCGGACTAAGGCATAGTCTGATTTATCAATTTACTTCTCACTCCTCTCCAAATTAGTTATGCCTTCTTGCTCTTTCGAGCTAGATACCATTTCATAATGATTCACAGTCTCTTTCTCAAAGACCTCTATGAGTTCTGGCAAAGTAAGTGTGCTTATATCTTTATCTGTATAGACAACAGCTTTAATCGTGTTCATCTTGTTCAGTCCAACCCTCATCAAACCTTTCTTCTTCCTCTTTATCAGTCATTGCATCTATATCTTCTTGATTTTTCTCCGGCAGATCTACCAGGCTGGGATCTGGATCCGGGTCAGTCTTATCCTCTAATACTACACTTCCCATAAGCTGCGATAACCTAGCTTCAACTTCGTCCCGACTCATTTGATCTACTTTCCCGAACATAACCTCTTTACGATCTACTATTAGGCCCCCGACCTTCAACAATGAGTTCTGGGCAGAAATTGCTGCATTGAAAGACCCTGCTTCCATAGCCTTGTCTCGAATATCATAGAGATCCTGGACAGCCCGATCATAATTAAGTTCATACTTCTTCTTAGCCTGGTTCATAAGATAATTATATTCCTTACGAATAATAGGCTTGTTCATGAGTTTATTGGCAGCTTGCCTGGGAGAAGTATATCCGGCTTTGTATGCACACTCTACAAGAGATAATCTCGGATTATTGACCGAGATCCAAATAAAGTTGCGTTGTCTTCTATTGAGGGAGTTATCGAGGTTGCAATATTCTATGGGAGCTTCTTCTTCAGCAGATATTATAGGTTCATATTCTAAGTTATTTTTTCTATAGCCCATGTTTGCATATTAGAGTAGAGGTAGATTTTAATAATACCTACCCCCACTTTACCCTAAAGTGTATTGTGAGGATACTTGATGTTCATATACAGAGTCAAGTATTTTCTCATATATTTAGTAAGTTTTTCTCATTCTCCTGTGACAAAAATGAAAAAAATACAATATTCGTCAAAAGCCCATTCTTATCATGTTTTTAACTGTCATGACATTATGACAATAATTGACATTAATCTATTTATCAGCAGTTTTGTCAATATATTGCGATAAAACCTCATCAACTAACTTGCGAACTTCCTTATCCTGGAACTCTAAACTAAGCTGTGCCAGGCAGAAACTTACAGTAGCTAGTGAAATGTTAATTCTATCTTCGCCTCTATAAACCATGTTATCAAACATACCATCTAATCGTTTAATAACTTCTTGTAGTGTGGGTTTACCCATCTTATCTTTTATGTCTACAATTTTAGGCATATCGCATGATAACACGATAATTTTCCCAAAAGCTATTCTTTTAGTCTTGCTGGTATAACCTGATTCCAATTACAGTCATCACAACAACGTCCTACCTTCACAGGATAAGCATTGTTGCCTTGATCCCAAACTACCTTGCCTCTACTGTCTTTCATAGGTTTAATGTATCCATTGCAGATACAACACCTTACTCTATCTATTTTAATAACTTTCTTCATCTTTAATACAAAAAATACCACACTCGAAGTTATAAGATTTTAAGTCTCTACCCTTTGCGTCTTCTGGTAGTTCTCTCAATGGTATTCTTTTGCCTTTATATCTAACCAAGTTAGCACCTAATTCATCTGATAACTTCATACGTTGTTCAAAAACATCAGGAAATGTTTTTCTAACTAAGTTCCAATAAGTAGGTGAACTTGCTTTTACACAACCAATACAATTAGCGTTTGGATAGCCAAAAGAGTATATTTCTGGCAGTTTTATTCCAGCTTGTAATAAAATATCAAAACACCCTTGTTTGGTTATGCCCTCATCAATCAACACAGGCAACAAGTTATCTTTTTGGTTTTCTTTAAACCTGGTTGCTCTTTTTTGCTCATCAGCAGTAAAACCTAAAACTATGTAATCTGTGGGATTGTTTATCTCCCATACTTGTCTTGCGTGTTTTTTTAAATGTGTTGTACACGGTGCACCAAAATTACCTGCCATATAAGATCTTTCTCGCCATACTGTTTCGCATGAATGATCAGGGAACTTAGGATTTATTGCATATTCGATTTCAACACCCAACCATTTTTCTATATCTTTTAAAAACCTTTGATTGTCTTTGTGTTCTTCTTTTATCGGATTATTAACTACACGTATATTATTATCTGCACCATATTTTTCTATAGTTTTTTTTGATGCAACAGCACTTGCAGCTCCACAACTAAACCATACTGTAATGTCTTTATTTTTCATAAT